CTCGCTGCCCGCTGGCAAGATGGACCCTCAAGCGGCAGGCTCGGCAATCACCTACGCCCGTCGATACTCGCTCATGGCCATGCTGAATATGCCAGCCGTGGATGATGACGGGGAAGCGTCTATGCCCCGTAGCACCAAGCCCGGTGAGCCTAAAAACCCGAACGTAAGCGTTCACCCCGAAGGCCCTGACTGGTATAAAACCGAAGGCGCTGGAATGAGTGCAGCCAAGGCTAAGGCCGAGGGGCTTGGCGAGAAGGTCAACCAGTGGCTTGGCGACCTTGAGACGATCCCGACCGTTTCCGCCCTGCGAGACTGGGCAGATCAGAACGGCGACACTATCCGCACCATGCCGAAAGGCTGGCGCATTGAAGTCCGCGAGGCATTCGACCGGCGCGGGCGTGAACTAGGAGCGATGTAATGGCGTATGAGCAAAAGGCTGGAGACATTGCCGTCTTCAAAGAGAAAGACAAACGCAATGACCGTGCTCCCGATTGGCGCGGGAATCTGATTGTCCCTGAAGGCGCAAAGCCCGGCGACAAGCTAGAAGTGGCGTTCTGGGCCAAGGGCGACAACGGAACGATGCTCGCTGGTTCGGTCAAGTTCCCGCAACAGCGGGACGCAGGACCGGCCCGTGAAGCCCCGCCGCAACGTGGTGCGTCGTTCTCAGACGATTTCCCGTTCTAGGTCATGACTGACCGCGCTATAGTCACGCTCCGCACTCAGTCCGACCGCGATAAGGCGGCTAGATGGGCGCAGGGCGTGGCTTTAGGCTCAAAGGTGGTGTTTCATGGACCAGGACGCACAATCTCTCAAAACGATGCCCTTCACGCTGCTATCGGAGACATTGCGAGACAGAGGGATTATCACGGGGTCAAGCTGCCGGTCAGGGAGTGGAAGCTCTTATTTCTGGACGCCTTGGACCGCGACACACGGATGCTACCCAACCTCGACGGAACGGGGTTCGTCAGTGTCGGCAAGTCCACATCGGCCTTGAGCAAGGAAGAATTCACCGGCCTTCTCTCCATCGTTTACGAATGGGGAAGCCGCAACGGTATAATCTGGACGGACAAGCCCGATGAATGACCCGCTATACGCAGCCCGCTCCTACTCCTGCGAGAAAAGCCGCAACGCCAGAGACGCGTGGTTAGCTTTTCGCGCCAGCCAAGGGATGCCAGTCATTCAGCATTTGGACCGTTTCGACGCCGTGCCGCATAGCTTTCAAAAGCAATGGGCCGCTGCTAGAGACAAGCGGCTAACCCGCTAGACCATTTTGGAGGAAATGGAATGGACGACACATGGCACACCGAGTTGTTGCAGGACGGGGACCGCTGGTCATTTACCCTGACGCAGAATGGTATCCTGCACGTCGAGAGGCTCAACTATCGCAGTCGGGAAGCCGCGCTAAAGGCCGCTGACTGGCATCGTGCGCCAATGAGCGAGCGTCCGTCGATTGCGGATGAATTGGAAAGGCTGGGGCTGTGACCACGATGCTGGAAAAGGCCGCGCGAGCGTTGTTTGACAGTTATGTGCGCTTGTCGGGCATGGATGCTGACGAGGCGGAACCTTATTGGCTCGCACAACAAGAGGGTTTCGTTTCGAGCGCCCGCGCTGCCCTTCAAGCTATAAGGGAGGTTGACAAGAAGACGTTTCGAGCTGGTGAAATGGCAATGCCGGGATACAACGACTGCGGACCCGGAGAGCCTTGGTTGGCTATGATCGATCACATTTTGAGCGAGGATGGCAAGTGAAGGCGGTGGCATATTCTTGGGTCTGGCGAGGCAATGAACCTCGGTGGTTTCCGCTGTCAGACCGATACGGCGAGGCAGGCTTAGAACAGTCGTGGCGGGCATCAAACCAATCGCTGCGCCTGAGATACGACAACGGACAACTGTGCGTATTCAGGCCCAAGCCAAACCCTTGACCACCAAGCCCGCTAAACCATTCAGGCACTCGGTTAAAAGAGGGAACCGAGGGGCGGGAAACAACGGGTTCACCGCCGTCCCGCCCAGCCTGTCTAACCAACGTGGAGGCGTTTTGTATATCATCGGCTCATTCGACCGCTTTTTCTCCGGCTACATCCGCAAGGAATACACCCGCGACCTAGAGGACGGACACGGGCAATATCTCCCTTGCATCATCCACGGCCTGAGAGTGGTGCAAGGCAAGTGCCTAGAGTTTCAATGCGTCCTGACTGAGTACGGCGCCGGGGCCGGGTTCCTCGCCCCGATTGAAGCCTTCTGCTGGAAAATCCCCGACAAGCCTCGCGCCCCGAATGCGCAGATTGATTACACCTATGTTCAGCCTTGGGACTGTTTCTCAAGTGAGTTTGGCGTTCATGCGTTTGAGTTCCATCGGCGCATGAAGGCGCAGATTCTGCCGGATCGGCGCGTTGCCAGGTATCGGTTCTCAATCGACTTCACCGGCTCATCGCTTGCGGATATGAGCGAGCAACATAAGCATCTGCACGTCATGGAGATGGAGGACGGCACGATAGGCGCGTTCCCGAACAATCGCGTTTTGTGGGTCGAGCCTGCAATGTGGCGTGAACCGTTTACCGAACGGCCTGATTTCAAGGCGCTGTCTGGCGAATGGATGGCGGAATGAAAGGCCCACCCGTACCGATCCCGCCTTACACCGGCACCAGGTTTGACCCGCCTCATGCGTGGCTGTTTGCCAAAGGCATTTATGGCCCGCCTGACAATAGGCCATGTCCGGAATACCCGCGCATCACGAGAGAACAGGCGAAGGCATGGGGATTGACCCGACAAGCCCTCTAATGCATCATCCACCCCGCTCTAAGGCCCCGCTACGGCTTAAGCCTAGACGCAAACCAAAGGCCACAAGATGACATTGGCAGATTTCGCTAAAACCATTTTGCGGCCCGCAACTCTCAGAATGGTCGGCCTTCCAAACACCAAGGAAGGAAACGCAGCCTTAGACAAGATTGTCGAAGGATTGAAGCGTGAGTAACCTAGAAAAGGTGCAAGCCGTTCTGTCCTACGTTGAGGGCGGAATGAGCGAGCGGGCCGCTTGCGAGGAAGTAGGCATCAGCCGCTCCACATTTAGGACAACGGCGCTAAGAGCCTCAGCGGGCGACCAATACGCACGCGCGCTTGAAGGCTTGGCCCTCGACCAGATCGAGAAACTTGAGCAGACCATTCAGGATATGCGGGACGGAAGCCTTGACCCTGCCATTGGCCGGATTGAGGTTGATGCTCGCAAATGGTTTGCGTCTAAGTTCCTGCCCAAGCAATTTGGCGACAAGCTGCAACAGGAAGTCTCTGGCCCTGACGGCGGCGCTCTCACGGTCACATGGCTGAAGCCCGAGTAATCCCCTACGCCCCTCGCCGGGTGTTCCTGCCGTTCCATAACCGGACGCAACGCTTTGCAATCGGCGTGGCTCACAGGCGATGTGGTAAGACCGTGGCTTGCATCAATGACAAGATCAAACGAGCCATTGAGAGCGACAAGCCCAACTACCGCGCTGCGTACCTCGCTCCGTACCTGAAGCAAGCCAAGGATGTGGCATGGGACTATCTCAAGCGATACAGCCAGCCGATATGGTCCAAGCCTCCGAATGAGAGCGAACTGTATGTCGAGCTAATCGGCGGCAAGCGCATCAAGATTTACGGCGCCGACAACCCGGACGCCCTGCGTGGTGGATACCTGGATGATGCGACGCTGGATGAATACGCTGATATGTATCCCGGCATCTTTGGCTCGATCATCCGCCCCATGCTGGCAGACCGGCAGGGCACAGCTACGTTTATCGGAACGCCAAAGGGACGCAATGCGTTCTTTGACCTGTTTGAGCGGGCGAAGACGGACCCCGATTGGTTCCCATTTTTCCTGCCTGCGTCTGAGACGGGCATTCTACCCCAGTCTGAACTGACCGCTGCTGCTAGGGAAATGACGCCAGAGCAGTATGAGCAGGAGTTCGAATGCTCATTTGAGGCGGCAATCATTGGCGCTTACTACGGTAAGGACGTTGCCGAGAGCGAGCGGGCCGGACGGATTACCGACGTTCCGTATGACCCAAGCTTGCCGGTCTATACCACTTGGGACTTGGGCATTGGCGACAGCACGGCCATCTGGTTCTGGCAGGCTCATGGCCCTGAGATACGGGTGATCGACTTCTATGAGGCCAGCGGGGAGAGCATTGAGCATTACGCCAAGGTGCTACACGCCAAGCCCTATCGGTATGAGACGGACTGGGTTCCGCATGATGCGAGGGTACGAGAGCTAGGCACGGGACGCACCAGGATCGAGACGATGATGGCGCTAAAGCTTAAGCCTAAGCTGGTTCCCAATCACAAGGTGCTGGACGGTATCAACGCCGGTCGCGTCCTGTTCCCGCGCATCTGGTTTGATCGTGAGAAGGCCAAGGCGGGGCTTGAGTGCCTGCGCCAGTATCGAGCGGACTATGACGAGAAAGCCCGCGTGTTCCGTGACGGGCCTAAGCACGATTGGACTAGCCACGCTGCCGATGCGTTCCGGTATCTTGCGATGGCGTATCGTGAAATCAAGCCGGAGGTGAAGGCTGCGGACAAGCCGGTCCTTGGCGTCCGTGATATGACGTGGGATGACTTGATGGCCGGACAGCCTTCTAGGGCAAGGCATGAGAGGGCATGATGGACCGATACGATCCTAACCATCCTATGAACTGTGCGCCCTACCCGTCGCGCTCCGATAAACCGTGCGCGTCGTGCAGCTCTTGCCGTGCTATTCCGACCGGGCACAGATGCGAAAGGTTTTCATGGCTGATACGCCAACCCAACGACGTTGGGTGCAGTCAATACCGCGCATGATCGTTCTATCGACAAGCGGACCCTTGCACGATATGTTCGCGCAATCGCTTGCGAGGGGCTATGGCTTCCACAGAACCTGAGAATGAGGCCGTTACGCTCGTCACCAAATGGATTGACGAGATAAACCTTGCCGAGCAAGAGCTACAGCCGTGGTGGCGGGCTGGCGATGTTATCGTGCGTCGCTACAAGAACGAGAACCGGAATCGTGGTGGCGGGCGTCCGTCTGTGGACTACCTCGCGCGGCGTTTTGCGGTGCTGTGGTCTAACGTCTCGACCCTTCAGCCTGCTATCTACGCCAAGCAGCCCAAGCCGATGGTGGATCGCCGCTATCGTGACGAAGACCCGGTTGGCAAGGTTGCGTCTGATGTGCTGGAGCGGGCACTAGGGTTCAGCCTCGACCAGTATGATTTC